GCTGCCACTTCAACAAGTACGCCTGTCCATTCTACAGCCATTGCATTAGCTTGAACTGTATCTGCTGTACCGTTGTTTTTTGGTGCGCCCATTACAAGACCTACTGTATAATCAATAGCACCGTTTGAGTATTCAACTTTAAATGAATATTCGTTATCGGACAATACTGCTGCTGCTACTAAAATCTGCCCTGCATCTGTTGGAACTGTTGCAAAGTTACTTGTACCTGCACCGTATTGTTTTTGACCTTTTCTCTTAGAAGTATAACCCTCTGAAAGTAAGTCGTAAGAAACTAGATTTGCTGATGCACCGACTGATGGTAAATCCGTACAGCCTCCAACTTCTGTGAATGAAAGAGCTTCAAAGCCCGCTGTATCGTTTGTTGCCGGTAATCCTGCTGAAATGTAAAGCTTTCCGCCCGCTATTGTGACTAGATCCGCTGAAGTAACTGCCATGATAATTCCTTTTTTTAAGTTATGTAATTATATCATATAAATAACTAGGCTAAAACTTGATTATAGGTTATCGTTACCGGAACTTTCCATTTGCCCTCTTCTGTAGTAAAACCATTTGAAGCGTATGAAGATTTGTCTATCCTAATATTAGAAGTTGGAATAACTGTGTTTCGAGGAAACGAGGCTATAACTAAATCAACTATTTCCACTGAATGTATCGAGCCTATGCCTTGCTTGGTGACTACATCTATCTGAATTATCCCGCCAATGTGTTTGACTTCGGTCAAGCCTATATCGTCAGGTTTTGCGGGTAAAACATGAACAGATAAGTAATCATCAGGAATAGTTCCCTCGCTGATGTTTGGATAGAAGATATCAGGTAGTCCGCTTAGTCCTTCAAGGTATGTGAAGATGGAGGTTAACAGTATAGTTTGTGTCATTTTGTAGCCTTATTTTGTTGTTCTGAACGCTCTTAGTTTTGCTCTCGCGTCTTGTATCGAGACTCTGACCATACCTTTAGGACTTTTAACCTTAGAGTGTCCGTATTCTATCGCATGAGCATATATTAAATTGTTAGTAAGATAAAACACTTTTCCCGCTGACTTTAAAGCGTCTGTCTCAACTTCTTTTATCTTTTCTTGCTCTGCTACAATGCTAAGTGTTGCTACGCTTGACGGAATGTCAAAAGAGGGCATCCAATTAGAAATAAGTCGCCCTTTATCTACTGGAGTCTTTTTAATGATGTCAGTTGTTAGCTGTAAATTGACTTGCACCACTGCTTTATCAATACTGACTTTTGTTCTCTTTGCGTAGTTTGCTATATCTTTTGAGAAGGACATTTTTACCTCCTGAGCTGTGCTTTGAATATTATCTTAATATCGCCTGTTTGAATAGTGTCAACATTCATAACTTTATAATCAATGCCATCGTCTAGGATAAAGTCAGTCAATGAGATTTCTTCATAAGAGAGAAGCTTTTTGTCAGTAGCAAGAATAAGAACATTATCTATCTCATTCTTTGAGAAGTTTGTAAATACAGCGGTAATAGTGGAAACTACTTCTGATTGAGTAGGATTCCACTCCGTACCGCTGTTTGTCACTACTTTTAAAGTAATTTCTCGACCAAATTCGTCTATAAGACTTTTCGCTGTTGCTGTTACACTCTCATAGTCAAATTTAGCCATAATATCAATACTCGACTAACGAAGCTTCTATGTCCGTGCCGCCTGTAATCTCAATTACACCAGTTAGATATTTTTCTATAGTGCTTGTTCTGATTACCGCTGTTTCACCAATTGCGATTGAAGCAGTAGTATATCCGGCAGAAATATCAAGATTCCCCGCACCTGAAACTGAAACTGTTGATACAGCATCGCCTAAAATGTTTGGAGTCAATGCGCCTGCTGATTCGTTTCTAAGCATAAGGTATTGATTCCCTCCACCTACATAAGTAAATGTGTCTGAGGCTGTTAATGTAGTCTCTGTTATGATTGTTTCGCCGCTTCCGCTCGCATCACTTGCTGTAATTGTTGCCATTGTTGAATCCTTTTTTTGATTTGTCTAATTATATCACATATAAAAGAGAGTATAATTTAACCAAGGATTTTTAAATGATTGAATGTTACGATAATATCCCTGAGTTAATTTCTTTTGCTTTTTTGTCTGCTTTATCTTTTATAGCAATGTTAAACTATTCGCTAGGCTCTAACAACATTAAGTCCTGAGCCTTGCACAAACGGTCTGAGAACATCATTCAATTGCGTATATGTAGTTGATTCACTTGCGAAATCTTGATACTCAATTTCTATAACATCAACTTTCTTGCTTTTCACTGCTTTTTCTATTGTCGGCTGTAAGTCGTTTCCGCCATCAACTAAAAGAGCCGCAATGATTTGAGAAGTTTTTATACCGTCTGGAACTTCATCGCTGTCATATCCTGTTATTACTCTTGGGAATTGCAAGGCTTGGTCTGTGTCTGTTTTATAGCCTTTGAAGTTTCTTGTTTCTATATAATCCATTGATTTGATTAAAAGGACTGTCTTATCACTCGCTAATATAGTTATGCCTCTATCTGTTGCATAAGTTGTTAATTCCGCCTCTGTAACATAAGAGTTTGTTCCTACTACTATAACTGCCATGATAATTCCTTTTTATAGTCTTATCTATACCCTCAAAGAGAGTATAGTAAAATTACTTTTCAGTAGTCTTTTTAGCTGTGGTTCTTTTAGCTTTTGGAGGCTCTTTAAAATAGTCCCCCGTTGCTAACCACTCTTTAGCATCTACGGCGTGAGGAATGTTGATTGCCTCACCTTTTTTGTCGTAGATAGTCATAACTATATCTTGCTAACGAAAGCGGTATAAGTAACGGCTGTTGCTGTCGTTCCTATTTGGTCGGCAGTTATTCTAAAATAATCTGCACCTGAAACAAGACCCTCTAGCTGTTCCGCTGTAAAGCCGATTTGATATTGACCCGCTGTTGCCGGAAGCTGTACGATATTCCCAACTTGAACATAAGTACCACCTACTGCATCAGAAGCCTCTAAAGCTAAAGTGTAGTAGTTTGAAGCATCGACTGTTCCTGATGATGCTGTCGTGTTGATTACTGCTACATAAGATGCTGAGCCTAAAGCCAAGCCGTCAATGTTAGCACCTGTACATGAAGCATCTGTTGTTACTGCCTCATCTTCTACGATTAAACCTAATAAGTCAAAAGTTTTATTTGCCATGTTATCCCCTTATTATGCAGTTGCTGCTGCATCTGTGATTTTGCTAAGTCTAGCAGCTGAACGAGGAGCGAATACACCCATTCCAGAATACCACTCAACACGAGTTCTAAAAGCTGGTTTAGTTTCAAGCTCACCAATGTCACGAACATCCATTCCGCCGTTTTCAAGACCTGATACCATACCGTCACCCATTGCTACGATATAAACAGAAGTTGTTGTATTTGTTTCCGTATAGCCTAAGATTTCATTGTTTTCATTGTCTTTATCAGCAATTAGAATTGGAATATCATTGTACGCCGTAACTTGGCGACCAAATTCATCTAAAGAATAAGTGATGTTTCCACCTACCGCTGCCGTTCTTGCTGCAACTGTTAAGCGTCTACGAACTGATTTGCTCATAATGATATGAGTAGCACCGTCAACCGCATCAATAGCTTCATCAAGTTTCGCAAGAGATAGTCCCGCACCTGTAGCGTGGTTAAGAATAAGAGCATCTCCCGTTAAACGAACTTGTAAACCGTCAAACTCACGAGGCTCTGTCGAGTTGTCACCTTTGATAAAAGTTTTAGTCCATGAAAGAGAAAGTGCTTTGATCTTCATTCCCTCTTGTACTGCTCTTTGATCTTCACCCATTGTATCAACAATAAATTTATCTACATCTAAATCACCACCGGCGATTGTCAATGATTCAACTTGCGGATTGATAATCCCTGTTGATTCTGTATAAGATTCGTTTACACCACGGAAACCGATTCCCGGCAATGTTTCTTCTACATTATACTTAAGTGAATTCCCTTGAATACCCGTGAAAGGTAAAACTCTTAGAATATCAGAAGTTTCTGCAAAGCGTTCCAAAACCCCCTGTCTGTAAACGTCGCCGCTATTAAGCTTGGCTGCCTCTAGTAAAGTTAAAGCCATTTTTATTTCCTTTTTCATTACTGCTACATTAGTATCAGTTCTATGTTTTAATCTTCTTTCATTAGCAAATCATTGTAATTATAGCATAGTTACAGTATAATATAAATCTAAGTTGAGACCTTTAGCGGGGTCTCGTTTCATAGACTTAGAAAATATAACTTAGGGCTTCAATATGAAAACTTGCTCAAAATGTAAAAACACAAAAGAATTATTAAATTTTCCAAAAAGAAAAGACTCCTTAGATGGGTATAGAGGACAATGCTATCCATGCATTAATGCTATTAAAAAAGATTATATCTCTAAAAATAAAGAACATTTCACCAAAAAAAGAAAGGAATGGGAAACAGAAAATAAAGAAACTTTAAAAAAAGCTAAGAAAGAATATTATATTGCTAATAAAGAGCATATTTTAAAAAGAATAAAACTTCATCAATCTGAACATAGAGAAGAGAAGATTACCTATCTCGTTGAATATAGAAAAAATCATAAACAATTAATAGCACAAAAAAGAAAAAAGAAATATTTAGAAAACAGAGAGAATTATTTAATTAGCAATAGAGAAAGATTGAGAATTTCTACCCTAAAAAGAAGAGCGATTAAAAAATCTACTGAAGATGGAACTGTTAATAGAGAGTCTTTATCTGCATTAAAAATAAAACAAAATTATAAATGTTACTACTGCAAAGAAAAACTAGATTTTAGCAGTAAGAATGGAACTCATTTAGACCACGTTCAGCCATTATCTAAAGGCGGAGTTCACACTTTAGATAATGTTGTTTGGAGTTGTAGAGGTTGTAACTTATCAAAAGGCGCTAAAAATCCAATACAGTTTGCTAATGAAATCGGACGTTTATTTTAAAGCCTTTTTTAAGCACTTCCTCTTCCAGCTTTCATCTTCTCGCTAGGACTTAAATTGCTTGTATCTTGATGACTTCCGCCACCACTCTTATTCCCACCTGCTCCACCGCCTGAATTATCAGCAGCACCGATATAGTGCTTTCCGGCTTCGCCTGCCCATTCTGTCATAAAATCAGTAAGAGGCTTATCACCTACTACTGCTTTATTGTCTGCGATTGATACTTGACCTTTTAAGAGTGCTTTCGCTGCATCCATGAAATGCGGCAAAACACCTACTTTTGCCAAACTATCCGTTAAACCGCCATCCACTATAACATTGTGAAGATTAGTATTTAAACCCGTATTTGATTCTGTGAGTTTCACAATCTCTTTATCACGACCTTTTAATTCGTGTTCCATTTTCTTGCTTGACTCTTTCAAATCATCAAACTCATCTTTAAGCTTATAATACTTGTCACTATCAATATCGCTCTCTCTGTTCGCTTTACGCTCAGTTTTAAGCTCCCCTAAAAGTTCCTTGTTCTTGCTCGCCAATGCTGTTACACTGTCTTTCAGCTCTGAAAGCTCTGCTTCCATATCTTCAACTGTTTTTGCCATTTTTCTATCCTCTGGATAATTTAATAGATGACACTATCATCTGTTGCTAAAATTATAACATAAATAGCAAAAAGAATTTGCACTTATTCACATCTCACTTATTCACATCTTATTCACATGCTATTTATTGCTACTTATTCACATAACATTAAGAGAAATCCGTCATACACTTGCTTAGTTATTCACATTGAATTTTTATAAATGTGAATAAGATGTGAATAACTATAAATATGGCACTTATTCACATTTACAACTATTTCTTTTTTAGATAAACTTACTATGTTCGGAAAATAAATCTACCATAAGGATAGTGATGCATAAAGTATATGAACTGAGTAAATCTACATGGAATACATTAAAGAACGATGTTGTTAACAATAGTCTTAGTAGTGTTCAGATGGATAAGAAATATATATTATCTTCTAAACAGATATGGTTTTTATATGATGTGCTGCTCCAAGAAAAGTATAATCACTTATATAAAAGAGAAAAGCTAGTTAATCCAAAAGTAGGCGATTTTGTCTATTGTGATTATGAGGGCTTTGGTAGAGGCACGATAAAAAGTTTCTCATTAGATAATACAATCATGGTAGTGAAGTTTGACAAAAGAGACTTAACCACATTTTGTGATAGTAAATTAATGGTTACTATTTTTGATGATGCCAAAAGGAAGATAACAAGATTATAATAAACACCTCTTTAATACATGCAGCTTAAAGAGGTGCAGGAGGAAGAATGTCGTCCTTAATTGGACTATGTATTATAGCATTATTTTAAATCTTTTAGCTAAGTTAAATATTTGTTGGACCAATGAATTCCATTTGAAATCTTTCTTATCGTATCTTTGCTAACATTATATTTTTTCATAACTTCTCTTATGTTAGATTTGTGATTGCCAACTTTTTCATAATCGTTTTTTATTCCTTGCAATTCTTTAAATCCATTTACGCCTGTTGCTTTAAATTTTGCTAAGAGCAATTCATCTTTTTTCTTTTTATACTTTCCGTGGCCCGTCTTTTTTCCTTCTTTCCCATGGCATGATATACACAAAGGTCTTAGGTTAGTAATTTCATTTGCTTCTTTTTCAGTATCAAAAGAATGGTATGGAATAATATGGTCTATGTGAATGTCCATCCCATATTTGTTTTTATGGTCCGTTCTGTTGATTTTGCATTTTTCGCAACAGTGTCCTTTAATTTTAAAAACTTCTTCTCTGATGGTGGCCCAAGATGAACCTCTGCTGTTGTGCTGTGAAATTCCACCAGCCCACATAGGGTGTTTTTCTCCTAGAAATGCTTTTGATATTTTATCTTTTCTGTTTTGGTCCGTTCTATAAAACTCATAATGACACTTCTTTGAACATACTTTTTTAAATGGTCTTATTATTGTGAAGCCTTTTTTATTGTTTGCTTTTCTATACTGGAAGGCACAAAACTTTACATCACAGACTATACATGTTAAAACTCTTTCTTTTTTGGTCCTGCACTTGCTAGAGCAGTAATTATTATCGTATTTTATAGATGTTGTTTGCTTTTTAAATTCTTTTCCACACTTTGCACATTCTATTGTGCTGAATTTCATCTTATGAGATAGTAAGTAGCATTCTCTATTGCAAAATTTATTTTTTGCTTTTGTTATTATTTTGTTGCATTGAGTACATTTGTTATGTTGTTCCATTTGTAGGTCCTAATCAATCATTTTCTAATCATTTAATGGATGAGACCCCGCTAAAGGTCTCGATGATTAGAAAAATATTATATTATTATTTAGCTATATTTTCGCTTTAATTCAGAAATAGACAAAACGCTTCCACTTTGATTAACTAGGTCCGAAAAAGTAATGGTCCCTTTTTTATATAAATCATATCTGGACCTCCCTAAATATTCTTCTTGGAATGTACTACTTTTTCCTTCAAACCACTTATTAAAAGTAATTTTACTTGATACTGCTCCATCCATCGAAGCCCTTGTGCTTTCAGGGACTTTACCTTTAAGTGAGGCTTTCATGTTCTCCCATGCTTTGATGATAGGGACCAAAATGCTCCTACAATTGAAATGAAGAGGAGGCACTCTATAATTATTTTGCTTGCCTAGTGTGTTGAGTCCTTTTTTTTCAAGGTCCCATGCTGCCCCATCTCTTGAACTACAAGTCAGGGAAACTCTAGAATCAAGTACTGAAACATGCTCATAACCGTCAATCACATCGCTATTCTCTTCATATACAGCTTGTCTCGCTTGATTACTGACTGTTGAAACTGCTGTCCTTGTTATTGACTTGGCATGATTTATATTTGTGTTCATAACATTTTTAACACGCTCAACGATGTCCCGATTTGTTTCACCTGATACTACACCGATTTTTATTTGTCTTTCTAAGTCTGTTTGAATTGACTTCTCTAATGATCCGAACCAATCAGAAATTGTCGCTCCCTCCATTAAAGAAGTGTTTACAAGTTTTTTGATAGTTGATTCATTTACTACTTTGCTCATAATGTCATATCCGGCTACTGAATTAATAGAGGTCATCATAAATGTAGCTTCTTGACTTGCTAGGTCTGCTAAATCGTCATAAATGTTTAGAGATGGTGTCACACTTGATTTTATCTCTTTGATGATCTTGTTCATGTTCTTGATATTCATTTCAGGATAGCTTCTTATCTTTGCTTCTATCTCTGCAAGAATTTCTTTATAGACTAAAGCCACATCATTACTAAGACCGTTTTTAACTCGCTCTAGTATTAAAGCTCTTGTAATTGAAATATCGGCTAATGAGGTTGTTATATTAGCCATTTACCAACCTGTTGAAATATCGTAGCTTTGAAGTGTTGCTAAATCTGCACTATCTAGAGCTATGTCGTGAGCCATTTCGTTGTCGTATGTGTTTGACTTATGGTTTCCTACTGCATCATGTATCGCCAGAAGTTGAGCGTTTGTTACTTTCTGCCAACCTGTAGCACTTGGGTAGCTTAGTTCTTTGTTTGGGTTTTTATCAGAGAAAAATGCTGCATTGCTTAGTTTTGATTGTCCGGCTTCTGTGGTATCTACTTCTATCTCACCGACTGTAATGCCACCTATTTCAACTTCATTAGATTTAGTTTTAAGCTGATTTTTTAGCTTTGTTCTTAAATCCTCTATAGGTAAATCTACTAAGACTTTAGGCTCAGTCCATAAACCATTTATTATACTGCCTACTTGTATCTCTATTTTTTGATGATTCGCTGGTGTAGGTGAGCCTACTATCGCTATCTTATATAGACCTAAATCATTTAGCTGTGTGTCTGTTATCTTTTCAAGCAAATATGCCTTTCTATTTTCATCTCTATACTGTTTTGTTTTGAAGTTCTCTTTTTGTTTTGTGTTGTTGTTGTATAAATACATTTATTCCCCTTATGTTATGTCAATTGAAGTTATTGAATCTGCTGTATAACTCGCTACATAAGCAGCGTTCCCTGAGATTGCAATATGTCTTGCTCCATTCAAACTAGCTCCCGTATAAAAATCTATCTCTGCTAAATTTTCTGGGTCTGTAATATCTATTGAGGTGATAGAAAGTGAAGTATACCCAGACACATATGCAACATCCCCTGAGATTGCAATTCCATAAGCTCCTGATAGATGTGTAGCACTAGCATAAGAATCAAGCTCCGCTAAATTAGATGGATTAGAAATATCTATTGATGTAATAGCATTGGAATCATAGCAAGCCACATACGCAACATCTCCCGAGATTGCTATATCTTTTGGGTTGTTGAGGTTTGCACTCGTATAAGAATCCAACTCTACTAGGTTTTCTGGATTAGTAATGTCGATTGAGGTAATAGCGTCAGATACTGTACCCACTACATAAGCAACATTTCCAGATATTTCAATTCCGAAAGCACCGTTTAAACTAGAACTTGAATAAAAATCCAACTCTACTAAATTAGAGGGGTCAGTTATGTCAATCGAGGTGATAGAGTCCGATGTAAGACTTACCACATATGCAACATTTCCAGATATTGCAACTCCATAAGCACCGTTTAAATGGGTAGAACTTGCATAAGAGTCTAGTTCTATTAAATTAGACGGGTCAGAAATATCTATTGAAGTAATAGAGTCTGCTACAATACTTACCACATATGCAACATCTCCTGAGATTGCAATTCCATATGCAACATTTAGATTAGAGCTTGCGTGGGAGTCTAGTTCTATTAAATTTGTTGGGTCGGAAATGTCAATGGAGGTGATTGAATCCGCTGTTACACTTGCCACATATGCGACATCTCCAGATATTGCAATTCCTGATGCAGCGTTTAAAGAAGAGCTTGTATACGAATCAAGTAGAGCTAGATTACTGCCTGTCGGCTCACTTTCGCTACCGCCATTCGCACACACCATCATTGACATTATTGAACCCTTCCTATTCTTATATCTGTAAGACTTTCTACAAAATAGCCGAATATTTCAATCCCTGTTAAGTCCGTTGGAACTGTGTCTTGTGGAAAGTAATATAAGCCGTCCCATCCTGTAATGTTTTCCGCTGTTGTAATCGTAATTGTACCACTTTGACCTACACATCCCGTAACCGTTGGAGTTCCCATTGTTGCTGCGGTTGCTGTTAAGGTAAAGTGTGTGCCTGTTCTAAAGTCTATCGTGTTATCTTCTGAGGCTACACTCCCTCTAATTGCACCTGCTCCATTTACATTAGAAGTGACTGTTCCTGCGTTGTTTCTGCCCTCATATACTAGTCCTGCATCGTCTGCTGTTCCCTCTTGTACCGTTAAAGCACCTCTCGTAGAGTCTGTTATGATTTCAGGGTTTGTCGAGTTATCGTACACTTGCTGAACGGTAGCTGTCCCGATGATAGCCGATTGTGTTGCTCCGATGGACGGTCTTTCGTCAACTATCGTTATAATATTTGTGCTATCACCTTTTAATACAAATCTTGCAACAGGTATTAAACTAGAGGTAGCTTGGTCTACAAAAACAGAATAGTCTATTGGTGCTTGTTCTGCTCCTGCTTGTGATGCATATTCAGCATTTGAATACACAAGGAAAAAAACATCATCAGCTTTCGGACTTCTTAGTAATGTGTGTGAAGCATATTTATTATTGCCAAGCGCCACTATGTCTGTGCCATTATCATAGTATTTAGGAATTATTAATGTCGCTCTTGTTTGAACTGTCGGCGCTCCAGAAACATGATACACAGCAGAAGCCTCGATATTTAAACTTCCTGTTATGTCGAGGTGTTTTCTTTGAGCATTATGAAAAGAGCCTGATGTTTGGTCTACTTGTAGTGCATTTGTTGCATTCTCTGAGAAAGTTCCACCTGTTTGATATAACGCGCCAATAACTCCCTCGACCCATTCTCTGTCTACAAAACCGTTTTGACTTTCAGAATATGTTAAGTGCAATGGAGGCTGTAAATCACTTCCTGATCCTGATTGTCCTTGAACTGCTTGCAATCTTGCAAGAGGCAGAATTGTTTTATTTTGCTCTGTTGTGAATTTTGTTTCGCTATAAAGTAATCCAGAGCTATCTACTCCCACCCATGTCGAGCTGTCGCCTGCTCCGATTGTTGGGCTTATTGCTGTCCCGCCGGCATAACTATATCTAGTCCCTTGTATAAAGTAGTTAAACTCTATAATGTCTATCTTTTTTATATCCGTATTTAGAGAAACAATATCTTCTATTGACATAACCCCAGTCAACTCTGTTTCTGCTCCCACTTTATCGGCAAATTCTTGGTCTGTGTATGCTGTTGTGTCGGTTAAGTCTGTAACTGTTCCTGTATCATCAATAGTCTTGATGTGATTATCACTTTCATCTATGTAAACAAAAACTTTATCTGTTGGTGGTGTGCTTGGTGTTGTGGTTATTTCAAATCTTATTTTACTCATTATGTCTCCATTACTTCTTGTGTAATTATATCATAGATACTAAGCGTAAGACCATGTGAAGCCTCCTGCTGTTTTTTGCTTCATGTTGCAACATTTTGATATTGACGCTTGGTCAATCCCTGTCATTCTATCAGCTTCCGACATAGAGACAAACTCTTTAATATAGATGTCATCCATAGAGCATTGAACTACTTTTTTTTGCGGTCTTCTAGAAACAGTCAATTTTCCTTTTCTCATATCATGATAGGCGTTAAATTGATTTTCTCTCCATGTTGTAATTTGAATATTATTAAAAGAATAGCCTATATTGTTATTTAACCTATCTATCGAGGGCTTCATTTCTGTAATAAAGCCACAATTTCTCCAATTACTAAACAATAGATTAAATAGCCAATCATCTAAAAGCCAATTGTGTAATTGTTGTTTTGTATATGACGGAAGAGAATGTCCTCTTTTCTTTGAGGTGTGCTTTTGGCTACTGTACATTATTGAAATAAGCCCATTTTTTGTTCTCGAGTGCTGTTTATTTTCATGCTTGTCACAACTTTTACAGTTTGCTCTTAAGCCAAACTTCCCTCTTTTATGTTTATTAAAAGATGTGTTTATTTTTTCAATTTTACAATTGTTGCATATTTTTGTTTGTGTAGTTTTCATTTGAAGTTCCTAGTTTATGTTTTCTAGTTTTAATGAAACGAGCCACCGCTAAATGGCTCAAACTAGATTTATATTATACCTTATTTTGCTTCACAGTTCAAGAATTAGCCTGCCATCTATTATAAGAGTTGATTGAATGTCTATTTCTCCGTGTACGATTAATTGCTGATTGTAAGGTATGGTTACGACTTTATCTACTAAATCATAGCTAAAATTGTCCGCACCACCTCTTACTGTTGTCATGTGCTTTTCAATCTTAGGTAGTTTTAGTTCTTTTATTGTGCCATCACTTAGAGTAATTACTATGTAGCCGTTCTTTTCGTATATCTCATCTATGCTTAGACCGTCTTCGCCTTTAAGTTCTTCTTCGTGGGTGTTTAGCCACTGATTTACTTTAGTTTGTACTTGCTCGTTGCTTGCATCTTTCCCATCTTCTGGTATAGGGATTTCATCAACAAGTCTTTTTATTTCATTTTCTAATCTTTCATAGTTTACAACTGCGTCATCACCGTTTTTAGGCTTTGGGATTTCACTTACTAACTCTTTGACTTTATTATAAATGATTTCGTAATCTACTGTGGCATCATCACCGTCTTTAGCTTTTGGTATTAAATCCACTTCTGCTTTTATAAAGTCTTCTATCTGCTTATAGTCTATCTCAGCATCTTCGCCGTCTTTAGCTTTTGGCAGAGCATTAACCGCCTCTTTGATAAGTCTATCCATTTGAACAGTTAAGTCTTCTATCTGCTTATTGATTAAGTCTCGGTCTTTTGAGTATTCGCCCTCAAAACTGTTTAACTCTTCTACTAAATCATCTGTTTTTGCTTTTAAGTTTGCTAATGCTTCAAAGAGAGTTGGCAACAAGACTTCATCCATTTTATAAGCCTAGTTTGTTTCTGATTGCGTCAAGTGTTGAATTATTTTTCTCAGTTTCAGGGGGTGCTGATAGTAGAGGTGCTTCCACTTCTAGTTTTGCCTGCCATTCCTCATAGTTTTCAGTTTCGCTGACTATTTCCCCTTTTTGGAATTGTAAAAATATATCTTCTTGAGAAAGTCCGCCCATTTGCCAAGTTTCTACCAGGGCTTTTATCATCTGAGGATTCATTTCAGTTAGTTGATAGTCAGTATTTAACTTATACGATACTTCGCCACTTGTGCCTAACCATTCCGCCATTATGTCAAGTGCGCTCTTTATTCCTCTTGAGCAAGTGTTAGCAATAGACACTAAAGTTGCTCTTTCCCCTGCGCTTCGCATAGCAACTGTGTTTTCTGCTTCTGCAACATTCTTATCAGAAGTTAATAAGTTTGCGCCAAGTATTGTCATTGTGCTTTTAAGTTCTTTTTTCTCTCTCTCCAGAGTACCAAGTCCATCACCTTTAAACTCTAAGAATTCTAGTTTAGCTTGTGGATTGTCGAATAGGTGAAACTTTGAGCCACCAAGTGCTATGCTGTCTCCATCTTTCATCTGAACACCTGCACCCCATCCTGTTGGCAGTGCTGTAAAGTGCATGCCGTGATAGTAGTCAACATTTGTTTTGAAGTGGGTTAAGTTTACATCTGCTAGATCATATAGAGGAGATTTAGCGGGTGTGATTTCTAATGATGTTGGAGTAATTGGAATGAAAGGAATTGAAGATAAAGCTTTTCCTTTGATTCTAGGTTGTACTATATCGCCTTGTATAAAAGTCTTTGCCGTTCCTTCTGCTACTTCCTCAAAGATTGTTTGGGTATATACACCCTCTACTAAATGAAGCACTCTATAAAAGGTCTTCGGCTTATTAGTGAACATATCTACCCACTCGTCCTTTTCTTCCATTAAAACTACCATTGATAAGACTTGCTGATTGTTTATTATTTCATGCTTCCAATTGATTATACTTTCTGTAGCGTACATTCTTATAAACGGTCTTAGATTAAGAGCTTCCGCATCTGCTTCTGTCATGCCTGCTACATCAACACTTGGAGCGTCAACAAGTAAACCAACACGACCAACTGTTTCAACTTCCTCAACTGTTTCTTGTGCCAAGTCTGTGAGCGTTTTACCTTGAGCGTCAATGTTTTCTTTTAAATCCATAAGTGCTTTTGGAGCTGTGAATATAGGCTCTTTTGAGAAGATTAAGCCCGTTAAGCCGTCAAGAGTTCTTTGAGTGAAGTTTTCGTATGATGGACGGTTGGCCATAGCTTTGTATTCTGTGTCGGTTTGCCCGTCAAGACTTGGAACATAAGTAGTGCCGCCTGCTTTTATCGCTTTGCTTCCCTCTACAGAATCCCTTAAAAACTTCCAAGTGGTTACATTATCTGTGTATTGTTCGTGCTTTGTATCTACTGTGGACATGGCAACTCACTTTTTTGTTCTAATTATATCATATATTCGATTCTATGTACCGCCCATCTTCACTCTGGTTAATGGTACGACTATCGGGTAAAGCCTCACTATTATATAACCAAATGCATCTGTATAGTCGTCAACCGCGCCACCTTTATGGTCTTTAAACTTCTCTGGCATACCTTTTTCATCATATGCATGAACTTGTAGACTCTCGTTTGTTTTTGATGTTGTTCTTGGATTGATAAGTATTTCATTATCCATAAACTTTCTATTACAAGCGTTATATCTTGTAGCTGTTGCGCCGTTTGCGTCTGGTACTACACAGTAAAATCCTGCCCCTTTTAACATATCAACATCAGTTTGTCTACTGCTTGTGCTTCTATTGCTACCACTTGCGTCAGGGTATAGGGTTATGCTTTTGTTCGGGTATCTTGCTATTAACTCTTGTATTATCATTTCAGTATCATACACACAAAACTCATCTACTACATGAGAGATGCCTTGATTATCTTCACCTAATGCAACACCAACACAACCACCTATATTAAAATCTATTCCTATGTGAAGTGTATAAAAGTCTTTAACTGTCTTATCTGAAATATGTCTTTTAAAATCGTACCTATGGTGTATAATATTTTGATTTAGAATACCCCATTCGCCAAGAGCGTATATCCTATACTGCTGCAAGTCATACTTTTCCATCTCTAAAAGAACACCGATGTAAACATCATCAATGAATCTATTGTCAAGATATGTAGTTTTTAAAGTGGTGCAGTTTAGAGGCGGATTATCAATAAAGCGAGACTTTAGCCAATGTAAATGACTAATAGGGTTAAAAGTTATTATGATCTGCTTGTAGTGTTTTGTATTTCCTCTTATCCGTCTGTCAAGTTCGTTGAAGTCGTCCTCTTCTAATTCACTTGCTTCCTCTATCCATAAAGAAGTGATGCCCTCTATTGACTTTAACTTCTCTGGGTTATCAACTCCCATGAAATCAATAGTGTTTCCGCTTGCTATGTGTGTTATTTTCATTGGTGAAACAGTTATCTTGAACTTAGAAGCTATGTCCCATTTATGAATGTAATCTTTAAAGAGTTGGAATACCGAAAGTTTAAGAGTTTTTTCTACTTTACGAACAATTAAAAAGCGGTGGTTTTCTTCATAGATAAGTCTGTATAGTATCTTTTGTGCTACATACCTACTTTTGCCGCTTCCCGCGCCTCCAAAGAGGACTAAATATCTATCTTGATTTCTAAAGGTTGGCTTGAATATATCATTAACTGTCTTGTTTAGAACATTTGATAAGTCTACATCTGGTTCATATGTGGGAATGGTACTCATTAGAAGTCAGGCTCTTTTGCTTCTATGGTTACTGCTGTAGCTTGGTTTTGAGTTATATCCATTTTGGCTGTTTGAGGATTCGCTACACTCTCTATGTCTTTAATCGCTCCTGTTAGATTTCTTATGTTTGAATGATTAAAATTATCTTTATTTTTAATAATAATCCCCTGCGCTAATTTTGCTAACTTCCTATTGTTTTCTATTAGCGCATTATCCTCAATGGTAGTGTCTATTTTTAATACAATAAGACTCTCTAGCTCAGGGTGTTTTGTGCTAACTTTACTAAGTGACCCTAAACTGGCACTTATCCCCTCAATGTCGGATTTTATATAACCTTTTATTTTCCACCCTTTTAGTGCTACTTTATTAGTTAATTGCTTTTTAGTTATGCCAAACTTTTTTACAATAGAATCGCTATCAAGTCCGCCCTCATAAGCTACCTCTATTGCTTCCCAATTATATTTGCTTGGTCTTGCCATTACTTAGTGTTTTCCTCTTTGTATTCACTCCATGATACTTCTTTGCCGTTTATCTTTATTGTGTCTATTGATGTATAGTCGCAGTATCGTTGGATTACTACTTGTGCGTATTTTTCGTCTAGTTCCATTCCGTAACATTTGCGAGTTAGGTTTTCACTTGCTATGAGTGTTGTTCCACTTCCGAGAAATAAATCCATTATAATATTTTTAGTTTTAGAGCAGTTAAAAATACCTTTTTCCATTAGCTCAACGGGCTTCTGTGTTGGATGAACATAACTTGCTCCCCCATCTTTACTAACACTCCATACGCTACCTATTCTCTTATCTGATAATTGTGCTTTTCTATTCCAAACAAGAGCTATTTCGTAGTCTGTTGCAAAAGCTCCTTTTAAATCTCCGAGTCCGCCACCACCTTTAGCCCATATTACCATATTTGATAATTTTCCAAATGGTCTAGTTATTTCAAGCCATTTTCCTAAAACTTGGTATGATGTCCACATAAATATAAAACCTTTGCTATATTTCTGAACAAGTGGTATCCATTCATCAAGAAACACATCATCGTTTTTTATTACTTCATGATTATCATTCATATTGTTTGAATAACTAACACCATAAGGAGGATCAGTAAAAACCATATCAGCCTTTTTGCCATCCATAAGCCTAGCAACATCCTCTTCACTCGTACTATCTCCGCAAAGCACTCTGTGTTGAAAATTCATTCCAAGTTCAATCAAGTCCCCTCTTTTTATACAAGGTTTCTCTTCAAGTTCTGGAACTTCGTCTGCTTTGTCTTCATCTAACTCTAAGTCAGTGCCGTCTAAATCAATGTCAAGGTCGTTTAGTTCGTCAAGGCTGAAACCGAGCAAGTCTATATCAAAACTCATCTCCATTAAACCCTCGATTTCGAGCTTTAAAAGTTCTTCATCCCAACCCGCATTTAAAGCAAGTTTGTTATCTGCAATTATATACGCTTTGATTTGAGCCTCTGTAAGCCCTTTTAATGTAATCGTGGGTATTTCATCAAGTAAGAGTAGTTTCGCCGCCATTATGCGACCATGACCTGCAATAACACCGTTGTTTTCATCAAGCAAGACAGGATTTGTAAATCCAAACTCTTTTATGCTACTTGCTATCTGTTGCACTTGCTCATCTGAGTGAGTCCTAGTATTGTTAGCATAGGGTATTAACTCACTTGTTTGCTTGATTATTATTTTCATTTCTTCTCCATTACAAAAAATCCCAAATCTCTGTTTGACATCCGACTTTCTTCTTATTAAAGCAAAATCTCTTCAAAACTTTAATCTCAATATCGTAAAGCTCGTTAAGTTCTTCTGCTATTGTATCTAAATTAAGCTTTTCAAGCCTGTTCCTCAACTCTGCGTTTTTCTTTTTAGTGTTTGTTAATTCTTTAATCGCACATATTAAAATCTCTGTATCATCTTCCATGATTTCAGATAGTTGGTAATATATGTCAATTAAACTTAACATCAATTTCTTCTCTTGCTACTTATTTAATATAAAGTGCAATGGTATTGTTACAAATAAAGCAGGCAGAAAGAAAACCACCGCCACTATATGTAATACTATCATAACAAAATTCATCTTATCTCCTTTTTTCTATCAATATACCAAATCGAAAACCACACTATCTGCGTGACAGTGTTGGCAATTACGAAAAACTTATACGCTTCCATCTTCCAAGCCATCAATCAAGTCATTCAGATACCACAACGCTTTCAAGAGATCTTCTTTACCATTCTTAGCTTTCCATCTCGAAACATACTTGATAACCTGAGCTTCATTCCAAGATATGCCGTTTGCTTTATTATACTCATGTGGGCTTATCGCCATCTCTGTGTAATGGCTTGGATTTACATTGTCTTTAACTCCATGAATAGGCTTTTTAGCTTCTTCATAAGTCAACTCACTATCAGTCTCAAATTCTCTTTTTTGTTTACTTTGTTCATCTTGATTCATTACTATCTCCAAACAATCGTAGCTTCTGAAAACTTACTCAAAAACACTTTCTTTCTGACTCTTTTACAAGCAACTCTTTTGACTCTGTTGTTAATCTTGCTTTCATGTTGAGGTACTGCGTGATAATGCTCTCTGTATGTATCAGTAGTGTCAGGCACTTTGTCCCCATACTTGATTCTATCTGCTAAAACAAGTTCAAGAACATCAATACTCTCTTGATAATCATATTCTTTCACTCTCCAATATGGATTTTTTTGAATTTCCTCTACTAAAGAGATTGCTTCTTTAATGTCTACAAAAGATGTTTTTACTTTGGAATAGTAAATATGCCCATCAAACTTTGTGACTTTTGAATATCCGTATTTCAAAAGAATTTTAATGCCTCTGTTTCTTACAATGCCTAGAATCTTTTTTGCATTGTGGGGGTCTGTGTGTTTTGCTAAATGGGTGCAGTTAATAGGATTCATCTTCTCTTCCCTTATCTCGTTAATCTAATCATTTCTTCATCGCTATCATGCTCTTTAATCTCTGCGATAGCAATCATAGTATAAGCGCCAATAAAAAACCCTATCACTATCATAATGATGTCTTGGTAGATTCTCATGCTTTCTTCCTTATCTCATAAGTTTAATCATCTTTAAATCAAGCTTCATTCTCTTACAGTCTTTTATTGCTTTGGCGATTTCTTGTTTTAGAGTCATTTTTTATCCTTATTTGCCAAGTATTTAATATACTCTCTAATACTCATGTTTTTATCTAAAGCTTGTTTTTTGATTTGTTTGTGGGTGTCGTCTTCGACTTGAAGCATTTTAAATTTTTTCATCTCATTTCCTTTGTTAAAACAAGTTTAACATTTAAGACATTAAACCTATCTTAACCTTGAAATTCTTTTAACTTTCCTCGATATTCCGTAATAATCTCTTGCAATTCATCAGCCGTATATCGATAAGGCTCATTAGTATTATCAAGTTCCTCAACAACTTCACTGCCTAACTTAATCACTAAAGCCTCTCTATACTTGATAGCGTTTGAACTCAAAAACACATTACACTTCACACAGCTTCTAAAAACATTTCTCTCATCATATCTTAGTCTTGAATTGGTAGCAGGGCGATAATGCGATGCGTGAGAAGTCTCATTTATGCCTATTATCTTCCCACAACTCACACATGGCAAGTCTTTATCTCTTAGTCTGATAAACTGATTAAAAAGCTTTTGTGCTAGTTTTTTCAGTATCTTAATATCACTCTCATTAAAAGCTTTCAGTTCCCGTCTTGCTTGTGTCTTCTTGGCTTTGGCTTTTTTATTTAGGTGCTTGTTGGCATATTCTATCATGCAACTCATAGCCTCGCATGTGGGCTGGAGTTGTCTTATTGGTGTGAATTTATCTTTGCAGATTTTGCAAGATTTTAACTTAGCCATTGCTTCTCTATCTCTTTTGATATTCTATACATTGCTAAAGGTGGTACACTCATTCCTAAAACATAGATAACTTTTTGCTTTTTGAAGTCATAGTCTTGACTCCATGAGCCTATTTGTAAAAGTTCATAGTCTGAAATTTTAATATTGTCCTGGTCCACCTTGATAAAATCGCCCCTACCGGCCGTTAAAGTATTGCATATACTTTTATTTGTAAGTATTTTATGACTAAAGTTTTTACACACTCCCTCTACTCTCATAAAAATATCGCCTAAATCATTATCACCAGGCAAGTAGTGTTTCATTATCTCATTGACTGCATCACTTTGGCCTTTACCTTTATTGTCCTGGTCTATTTTTCCAATCGGTATATGTCTCTCTTTAATGTTTAAATCAATAGTCGGTTCTGTTCCAAATAAGTCACCTGTCGGCACTTCAACATCTTCACGAACAGCAAAAAAGAAAACTCTTTGTCTTTTTTGAGGCACTCCCAGGTCTGCACAATTAATCAGATGATGATTAATTTTATAGCCAATATTAGCAAATTGACTATATATTTGCTCTACATACCATTTATTTTTTTCGTCTAAAAGTCCTTTAACATTTTCAAATACACAAACTTTAGGCCTTATTTTATCTACCAGGTGTATAGTCTCAAAAGCTAAATCATCAAGTGTCTGTGTTGCTTGACCCTCTCTAAACTTAACCTCTTTCCCTTTTTTATCATCTGCTTTTAGGTTAGCACTACTAAACAGACTACAAGGAAATGAAGCATCCAAGATATCAAGTTCAAAAAGTTCTCCCGGCAAATCTTCTCTAAGTCTAAAAGTTCTAATGTCTTCTAGGTAGCTATACTTTGGCTTTAGGTTATGTTTGTATATTTCCATTTGTCGAGGGTCTATCTCATTGCACCCTATCACATCATAACCAGCCATTTTATAGCCTTGACTGCTTCCGCCTCCACCAGCAAAGCAACTAAACACCTTAAATCCATTTGGCTCAACTTTATCTAAATCTTTTAAATTCCATTTGTATGTAAACATCTCTCAACCTTTTATTATTGCTATTGCTGATAGTGCATCGTAAAACACGCTTTCAGTAACCGTATCCGCATTTGTTTCTTCAAGTAGTGTAAATATATCATTTAGCTGTTTTTCGTCTTCAAGCCACTTATATGAACCATGCAACGGCTTAGTCCTATTGTCGCAAAAGTTAGCAAAAAGAATCTGAATTGCCAAACTCTCCAAAGAAGTATCTTTTCTCAACCCGCCTAAAACTTTAGTTATCTTTGAGTCAAGTTTTGACCGCACCCACATTCCAAGCTTTCGAGGGTCGCCACTTTCGTGATACATCTTAGTCTGTGTCTCGCTCAACTTCTTTTGAAGTTCATCCATTTTCAAGCGTATCTTTTTGTTTTGCTTGTGCGATTTGTTGTTTAGCTTGGTTAGGTCTTTGTCTTGTTTTGCTTCTTGACCTTTTGAGACTATTATAAGAGCATTTACAAGCCCAATGACCAGCATTTCTTTTTTGCTTCCTGAACTAATCATAACAATCTCCCCTGTTTAACATTCTCATACCCATCACACTTATAATCGCTTCTCATTTCTTACACCTCTCTCTTCACAGATAAATGCTTACTGCACACCCACCCAAGTTTTCTATTTTTATTGGGAGCATATGTAGCAATATTTTTACTTTTTTCTTTTGTAACTCTCTTGCAAGACTTACAAATATCTACAATCATTGTGTTAGGGGTGTTGCATTTATTCAAAGTTTATCCTTTTTTTTCATTATCTCCACATCTTCCCGCTTCTCAGTTTTGAGTGTGCAAGAGTCGCATAGTTTTATTATCATTGTGAATGGTGTGTCGCATTTAGTTTCTGAGTGCATTTTCTGCCTCCACAATAGCCAGAGCCGCCGTGTCGTATTCATCTCTATTTGTCGGCTTCCCGTTCATCTGAATGTGAAACTTTTTAGTTTCAGTCTTTACCCATATCTTGTAATCTTTGCTTTTTGTGTATATTATCATCTTTCTATACTCCCATCATCTAAAATCATCTCACTCGCAACCGCCATCGGCGATATTTCCGACATCTCCATAAGATATGCCAACTGACTCACAACTCCACGATTCACAAAGTCAAACACCTTACTGTCTAAGTCTGGCTTGTTAAAATTCCACTTCTCATCAAATGCTCTTAAATCGTTTAGTTTCATTTTTGAGATGTTTTCTAAGTGGTTGTATATGTCTGCATGTTGGTTTTTTGTTAGTTTCATGACTTGCCTCCTTTATATGTGTTTTCAAGCGCAAACTTATTACACTTCCAATCATCATCTCTGTTTGGTGCAAAGAAAAACAATCTCATTCCATATCCATTAGGATTATTTCCTAAAAAAATGGCATAGTTAAAAAATTGTATTCTTATAAAACAATTTCCCGCTTGACCGGTGTAAACACCACTCATTATTGAAAGATATTTGTTGTCTATAATATTCGCCATCTCTTACCCCTTTATCATTTTCCGAACATCGCCATTAATAGCAAGCGGTTCGTTTCTATCTGACTGTTCTATCGCTTGAATAAAAGCGTTTTCAGCCTCTTTTGTTGTTTGGTACTTGCTTATGTTGGCTACTAAGTCTTTGTGATTATAATACGGTTTTACTTGATTCAGAATAGCTTTAACCTCATCACTCACATTCTCAAACTTCGCGGCTCTTAAACAATCATCAAATCTGTGTCCTGTTTTGATGTGGTGTTGATATACTGCTTCGTTCATTGAGTGGACTAGCTTTATGTACTCTTTGGCTTTTTCTCGGTTAACATCAACCTCAACAACTGCAACTTTTTTTATTTTTGATAACTCTAAAATCTCAGCAGGTTTTGGAAATGTTGCAAACACTCTCTCTTGTAAAAGTCTTTTTATCGCTTGTTTGAAATCATCATCTTGCATATCTTTTAGAACTGCGTAGTAGATATTTTGAAGTGTTTTAGTTAAGCTTCTATCATATACTTCGCATAGCCCTGCCATGTTTTGAGAGAATGTTACTTTATCAAGCATTGTGTTTCTCCTACATTGTCGTCTATCCAACTCATAGCTACATCTACATTATTGTCTGTTCGGCTTCTTTTTTGTTTAGGCTCGAATAGACCTTTATACTCGTTCATTATGCTTTTATCTACCATCTCTTGTTGAGTTTGGAAGTCGTACTTATTTAGCATATTAAGCGTTTTTGTTATCGCGCCTTTGTTTTTATACTTCTTATAAGTCATCCATTCATTAAAAGCTTCTTGGTTAATGTTTGTGTATTCGTTTGGTACTATAACTATTGCTTGTTTTTTAACTTTTTTTGAAGCTTGAAATAAATCAAAACAATCCATGTAGCCCTCTGCATAAGAACTATAAAAAGCACGCTCTTCTCTATACTCTATGTGTCCATCTGCATGCAATGAACTTTCAACTTCATATCTAGTCATAAGTCAATCCTTTTTTACTACTTCCTTCTTCCATTAAATCACTAAGTGCTTTTAGATCGCTCACAAACTTCTTAGCATTTTCTATTTCAAAGTAAGTAGGGTATTCATCATCTACACAATCAATAATTATTCTAGCTGTGTTGTCTTCATGTATCTCAATGTCTGCTGTTGTCTTTCCATCTTCTGTATATGCTCTCATTATGTAACTCACCTTAAATCCTTTTTTTTACATCTCGTTACTTTGCTAAAAAGTAACACTTGTTTTATTTATAAACTTGTATAACTTATAACTTTGTAGTAGTTATATCTTTGTTGCCTACTAAAAGCGACCCTATCGAAATCGAACCCTCGAAAGCGACACCCTCGAAATTAGTAGGTCGAAAACTATTTAAAATCATTTTCCTCCCTAATATATAATATATTTTCTATTAGCTCTGATAGTAATGATGGTGAAATCATAAACAGATTAAATCTTTTACTACTCTTCATGTCTCCGCCAACAGACCTTTTAATCTTAATTAGGTCTTTTTGTTCTGCTTCTTTTACTACTTTTCTAAGCGTCACATCACTTAATTGTAGTTTCTTTTGTAAATGATACATCGCAAGTCTATCTTGTAGTTTATCAAAGCATAAAGTTTTTCTATGAATATAAAGCAATAAACTTTTAATATTCTTATCTATTTCCAAATCTACTATTTGCTGAAACAATAATACTTTTGTAAAGTTGTCAATTTCAAAATCATCATCGTTATAAGTAACAGTAAAGGACATTTTTATAGCCTTTAGTGATTAACATTTGAATTTAAGAGTGGGTAGATGCACTACTAACTGCCCCGTTATCTCTTATTTCAATTCTATATCAGGAAGAGAGCCGAGAGGCTCCCTAACAGTCAGTAGTGCTGAAATAAGCTATAACTAATCTTATCGTTATTATATCATAAATGGCGCTAAACGAAACTTAATCCGCCTAGCAATACTTTAATCCATTACCATCCTAGAGTTTTCATCATGCTGAATCACCCCCTTGATTTTACGAATGAACTATTATACCCTACTTTTATGGCTTCGTTCCTTTGTGGTTTTCGCCCCAACCTCGTTTTAAGAAAAGTTCGTAGATTACAATAGCTGCGATTATTGAAGCAAACACAGTTATTGCTAAGTCTAATGTTTCTATTTCAAAAGTCATTTCTTATCCTTTGTAAAATCTAATCACATGGATTGTTTTTAGCTTACCTTTGCATTGAGGACACTTTATGAGTGTTTCTATAAAGTCCCTTTTGCATTTGTAGCACCTCTTTTTGATACGCACTAGAAAGGCAGACTTTCTTCGTCAATGTTTTGTATTTGTTCGTGTACCACCTGTGGGCTTGGTCTCTGTTGTTGCTGGTAGTTCTGCTGCTGTGGTGCTTGGTTTTGTTGTGGCTGACTCTGTTGAGCTTGACTATCACTTCTGTCTTTAGGTGCGAAAGAAACATTAGGAAAAAGTAGTTTATTTTCATATACTTTTGTGCCGTCTTGCTTCTCATAGATATTCGTGTAAAGTTTTCCCGTAACAATTGCAGGACTTCCATCTCTAAAAAAGTTGTTTACAAATTCCGCTGACTTCTCCCAACACTCACCACTTAGATATAAGTTAGTCCAATCGCCTTTGCTGTTTTTTTCAGCACACTCTATTTGAAACTTAGTTACTTGCTTTCCGCTTTGAGTAAACTTTGTCTCAATTCTTTTTAAATTTCCGATTACTGTTATAGTTGGTAACATTTTATTTTTCCTCACTTTGTGTTGTTTTTTTAGAGCCTTTGCGATTTCTGTTTTTGTTTTTGAAAGGCTTTTTCTGTTTAGTGTCTTTCATTTATAAATCCCTTGTTGGAAACTCTAAACTTATCCCAAACTTTTGTCCTAGTGCCATATTTAGCACATCATATACTTTTGTTATTTCGTCTTTATTTAATTTTGTAGTGCTTTTTTTATTTAACACACTTTCTTGTATCGGCCTCCATAGCAAATCTTTAACTGCTGTTGGTGTCCAATCAATATCAACCTTTAGTGTCTTAGCTATTGATAATCCTCCCTCGTTTAATTTGTCAGATAGCATCGTGAAATATTTATGCATCGCTGAGTTTTGTTTGATGGTTCTCATGTCCATGTTTTTTATATCAACTTCATAGACTCCATCTTTTAGTTTTGATAATGAGTTTTTATCGTCAATAGAGTATGGGAGCAGTTGTCCCATCTCTATTTTAAATACAATTTTCATTACTGACTCACAGCCCAATCTTTAAATTTTGGTATTGTTCCCTGCATAAGTTCTGATAAGCTTTTCATATTCCAATTTGCACAAACTGTTTGATAATCTAGTTCCTTACTTTGTAAAAGAACTCTTAACTCTTGGTGTTGCTTATCTGTAATCAAGCCACTGTTGCCGCCAGAAGAGTTATCCATAGTATCATGGTCTTTTGTATCGTCTATTGCAAATAAACCGTTTAAAGCATACTTACGAGCATAAGACGATGCACTTCCTGTGAGTTGTGGCTCACTCATTCCTTTTTGACTCTCTGGCTCTCTTGCAAACGCTGTCGCAGATTTTGTTTCATTATCATACGAGAGTGTTGCTGTTGCCTTTACATAGATTCTATTTCCAACCATGACAATATCATCTTCTAGTGTAACCGATACGCCATAGTCACTTATGAGAGTTTTTAAGCCCTCTAAAATATCTTCACAACTTCTGTATTTGTAGCCGCCAAACTTATTGGTCTGCCCTTTTGGTGCAATAAGTTTGCTTTGAATATCACTTAGCACTTGTGTTATTGTTTTTTTAGTTGCCATGATATTCCTTTTTCGTCCAATTACTTGTATATGCTAAACTGCAATCTCTACACATCATATCTCTTTTTTTATCATGCGTTTCTGTGGTTATGTTCCATTGACAATTGTTACAGTTCTCAAAAGCAGTTGGTATATTCTGATGGACTTTTTTGCCCTCTGTTTTCATTGCTTCGTCAAATTCATCTGTTTTCATCATTTCTCCTTATTGTAGGCTTCTGCAACCTTAACACCTTTTTTAAAAGCTATCCATGCTAACCATTTGTCTCTTCCTAGCCCGGAATAGTTAACGCTCCACCATGCCTCGAAACTTTCTTTAGCTATTGATTCTTTCATCTCTCTCTCCTGTTAAAATAATATCTTAGCCATTTTTTCGCAAAAGGCTTCTAGTTTGTTTAGTAAGTTCATTTCTTTTTCTCCTGTTTTTCAACATCTTTCATTACTACATTTCGCATATATTCACTCATGCCGATGTCTAACTTTTCCGCTACTTTTACGATTCTATCTTTTTCACTTTTCCGTGTAGCAAAAGCAGTAGTTATGTTTCTAAGTTCTGCCATTTTTAAGACTCCTTTATTTTTTGAGATAAGGAAGTTTAACATTATTATCTTTAAAGGAATATTAATAGAGTCTTTAAAGTTAATGTAAGTTTTGTTGTTGTACAATTTTGAATACGAAATATTTAAGGAGATAGAAAATGAGAGATTTAACAAACGGGGATAAGTTTATGGAAGATAAAGAAATCGCAATATTAGAAAAGATGTTAAAGAGGCAAATTGAAGTAGAAGTAACTAATTATATTTACGATATGGTACAGCATAAAGTAAATGCAATGATTGAAGATTTAGCGACACAAGCAGTTAAAGAATGGTCGGTACATTTAGGTAAAGGGCATGATGCGGATTCAATGGAAACAAGAATCATGGTTAATTTTGTAAATAATATTGTTAAAACCGTTGCTGTTCCTAATGATATTAAAATCGAAGTCATAAAGGAGAAAGAAAATGATTGAGAATGAAGACCAACTGCGTGACCTCGAGTTACGAAAGTATTTAGATGAAGCTGACGGGAATTATAGCAACTGTTGCAATGCACCAATGATTGAGGAAACTGATATTTGTAGCGAGTGTGGTGAGCATAGCGAAACGATTACTGAGAGCTATGAAACGGCGATGGCGGACCGTTACGATGCACAAAGAGAGCTTGAAAGGGAACAAGATGAATAGAAATGAAGCTATGATGCTGACAACTAACGAAATGACAATGTGTGAAATTGATGACTTAATAGACAAAATTTATGATGATTTTGAAAAAGAGAAAGAGAAGAATGTTTGTGAAACTTGCAGGTGGTTTATAGTTGGCACTAAAAGCTGTACAAATCCTTTGATTGCTGATTGGTTAAAAATAGATAAAGATGATAGTTGTGACAATTGGGAGATAAGATGAGTAAATCACAAAACAATCAGATTCTAAAACACTTAGAGTCTGGAAAGACAATCACGCCGCTTCAAGCAATGAATATGTTTAGCTCTATGAGATTATCTGCGAGAATTTTTCAACTCAGAGCTTTAGGGCATGATATAAAGACTAAGAATATTACAAGAGGTGGAAAGACTTTTGCGGAGTATTCGTTGATTAAAAAGGAGATTAGATGATTTGCAAAGAATGCAAAAGAGATAGACCACCGGAAGCATTCAGCACTGTTAACAAGGGAATAAACAGATTAAAAGTCTGCAAGGCTTGTTGGGGTGTTAGAAACAGAGAGAGAGCGGCTAAGGCTTATGCTTTGAAGAAAGCTACTCAACCTTGATAAAAACTTCTTCACCGCTTACAAGAGCGTTTGCGACTTTCTCGTATAACTTCTTGTAAGTGTTTACTGAATTCCCCACCATGTCTCTTTCTAAATCAGCACTTGATCCAACCAAGATACAGCCATCTGTATTATAGTCATAATTCCCATAGTGAATATAAATCCATTCAAAGTTAGGCACATCTTGAAGCCAGAGCATACCTTTGTGAAAGTCTCCAAACTTCTTTTTATAATCTTTGTGCATACTGCCGTGTGTTCTTAACTTGATTTTATATAAGCCTCTAGGTATTCGAGTCTCTCCTGCGATTTTCTCTTCTCTGAAAGTATCTTCTAAAGTGAAACATTCCGCAACTTCATCAATTGTAAGTGTTCCGATGGTGGACTTTGCTGAGGTTTTGAATGTTTTTAGTTTTAGGATCATTGCTCTATTACTCTGTTAGGATTGAGCCTGCCGATTATATACTTATCTTGTTCGGTGTTTTTTTTTACAGCTTCCTCTAGTTTTTGGACATCTGCGATATGCTCTGTTTTGTGAGTATCCACATCAAGTCTAAGTTTCTGTATCTCCAATAGCATATAGGTATTAAAAGACAAAACTCCCGTTATTACCGTCCCTATGAGTAAAATTTTCAAAGGACTTAATGGTT